AGCAGAAGAGTCTCACGGCACTTTCTGCTATCGTGGTCGCACTTATGTAAAGTGATATGGGAGCACTACAAGTCGCTGGGATCGTATCCCTTGGTTCTGTAGCATTTCTATCACTGATATACGGAGAGATTAAAGTTCTCACCAAATAGTAAAGAGAGAGGTTTCAAAACCTCTCTTTTTTTATACTTTTATGTCCTTTTAACAAATGTTAGTGAATTAACACAAACTGTACTACATAATACAGAATTAAGGATTCCGCTTATGCTCTGAAATTCTATTCATATTATGTTCAACAATATCAAAAATTGCGTTGGAGGTGTGAATGCACAATCTCTTATCACGCAATCAATTAGCTGAATGGGTACACATTGACGCCAATTTAAACAGATGTAATGAAGAGTTAGATCTGGTCAACGATTACTTTGACTGCTTAATTGAATGCGATGAGGACCAAGCTACATGTAAGCGAATCTGCAGAATTCTTTTAAACGATGAGGGTTGATCACCCTCTTTTTTATGTTATAATATATTCAGTGTATACTTTGACATGGACAGAGAACGATTAAAACTTATGGTAAGAAACCTTGAGTTATTGGTTGATAGTCTCAAAGCAGAAGTTTATTCTGATCCGCAAGCATACAAAACACCAGAGAATAATACTCTGATTGGTGATTATGATGAAATCTTTGACGACGACGATGGTTATCCAGACTAATGACAAGTAGAGGAAAAAAGTTGGTCAAAATGCTTGAGCGTTTGATCAAACAAGAACATCTTTATACAAGCGAACAGTTGATAAAGATGAAAAAGCAACTTCGCTCTCTTAAAGAGCAACTAAATGAACTAGATGTATTGGACAAGAAAGGTTTTAAATGAGCGTTAAACTGATCAGCGTAACTCCCGATGCGGAGAAGATGATGGCATACGTTGCTCGTGTGTCAAACCCAAATAACCAGGAAAACCCAAACTATGCAAAACTGTTGGGTTACTGCATTAAGCACAACCACTGGTCTGTGTTTGAGCAGGCATTTATGACTCTGGAACTTGAAACTACCAGAGGTGTGGCAGCTCAAGTGCTTCGGCACCGTTCGTTCACATATCAAGAATTTTCGCAACGGTATGCTGATAGTTCTATGCTGGCAGACCAAGTTCCTATGTTTGACCTTCGTCGTCAGGACACTAAAAACCGTCAGAACTCTATTGACGACATTGACCCGTTTGTGAAGCAAGAGTTTGAAATTAAGATTCGTCGTCACTTTGACGAAGCAATGGTTCTGTATCAGTCTATGCTAGACTCTGGAATCGCAAAGGAATGTGCTCGTTTTGTGCTTCCTTTGGCAACTCCAACCCGCATCTATATGTCTGGTTCTTGCCGCTCCTGGATTCATTACATCAACCTGAGGACCGCCAACGGCACTCAGAAGGAGCACATGGACCTTGCAGAGGGTTGTAAGAAGGTCTTTATCGAACAGTTCCCCACCTGTGCAGAAGCACTTGAGTGGGTCTAAATACATCACATTGAAATTATAACTATGGCTACATATCCAGTAAGAAATAAAGAAACTGGTGAAACGAAAGACGTTGTTATGAGCGTTCATGCTTGGGATCAGTGGAGGGAAGATAATCCCGACTGGGAAAGATATTACACTCCAGACAACGCACCAGGTGTTGGTGAAGTTGGGGAGTGGAAGGATAAACTCCGTAAAAAGAATCCTGGTTGGAATGATGTTCTCCACAGGGCTCAAAAAATGCCTGGTTCACGAATTAAGAAACTTTAAGTATGCCTAGAAGAAAAAGAGCATCTGCAGAGCAACCCATTGGGGTTGGACTCACAGCAAAGCAGATGAAGAGGAGAAAGCCTCTTAGTTCAGATTATCTGGTTGATATTGATCCATTATCAGATAACCAAAAACGTTTATTTGAGTCATACCAAGAAGGTAAACATATCGTCGCTTATGGGTGTGCAGGCACCGGTAAGACCTTTATTACCCTCTACAATGCGCTTCGTGACGTTTTGAGTGAAACCACGCCATATGAGCGTATTTACCTTGTACGCTCTCTGGTGGCGACTAGAGAGATTGGTTTCCTTCCTGGTTCTCATGAAGACAAGGCAGATATCTATCAGATTCCATATAAGAACATGGTCAAATACATGTTCCAGATGCCTAGTGATGCTGATTTTGAGATGCTCTATGGTAATCTGAAGTCGCAGGAGACCATCAAGTTTTGGTCCACATCGTTCTTGCGTGGAACAACTCTTGATAATGCCATCGTTATTGTTGATGAGTTTCAGAACCTGAACTTCCATGAACTTGATAGTATTATTACTCGTGTGGGTGAAAATACGAAGATCTGTTTTTGTGGAGATGCTAGGCAGTCTGACCTTCAGAAATCAAATGAACGCAATGGTATTGTGGACTTTATGAACGTCTTGCGTAAAATGACTTCATTTGATATAATTGAATTTGGGGTAGATGATATTGTCCGCTCTGGTTTAGTTAAAGAATATATTCTCGCTAAAATGGAAGCTGGGTTCTAATATGCATGATACAGCTATGTGGTGGGGAGGACAATTTTTAAATAATTATTCTATTTCTGGAAAAATTTTAGAAGTTGGTTCTTGCAATAGAAATGGAGGTTTACGAGACATTTGTCCTGAAGGTAGTGAATGGTTTGGTGTAGACCTTGAAGGAGGTCCTGGTGTTGATGTGGTTTTACAAGATCCACATAAACTGCCATTTGAAGACGCTAGTTTTGATGCAGTTATCTCTTCATCTGTTTTTGAACATACAGAGTTTTTTTGGGAACTCTTTAAAGAGAAGTGCAGATGCGTCAAACCTGGGGGATACATCTATATCAATGCACCATCTACAGGAGAATATCATCCATATCCAATGGATTGTTGGAGATTTTATAGGGATGCTGGTTTTTCTTTAGAAAAATGGTCAGCACATTGTGGGTATCCAGTAAAAGCAGATCATGTTTCTGTAGATACTGAAACACAATACTGTGATTTTGTTGCTATTTTTCGTAGAGAACACGATCAAGAAATATTTAAAAATCATCAACTCGCATCCAATCTCAAATTTAACTATAATAACGCTAAACCATTCCCAAATATTACTATTGATAATTTTATCAATCCTGTAATTTCTGCACAGTGTTTCAAAGAACTTAAGGAAACAAATTATTGGGAGACAGAAAGCTCTGATAATTCTTACATGTCTGAAAACCAAGTGAATAAATCGTTCACTCCCTGGGATGAAAACAGTGCAGAGCAACTAAAATATAAAGTTCCAACAGTATCTAGAGTTTTAAACTATTTCCAATCTGCAGAATTTATTGACTTCTTGAAAGAACTGACAGGAATTGATAATTTACTACCAGACCCTCATATGTGGGGTGGGGGTTGCCATAAAATAGAAAATGGTGGTAAACTTAACTTGCATGTTGACTACAATATCAACCCTGTGACTAGTAAGTTTAGGGTTCTGAATATGCTACTTTATCTAAACCCTAATTGGGAAGACGAATGGGGTGGTCATCTTCAACTTTGGGATAAGCATCAAAAAAGGTTAGAACACAAAATTGCTCCTCTAATGAACAGGGCAGTCATCTTTACACTATCTGATGATTCTGTTCATGGACATCCAGAACCGTTAAATGCTCCTGAAGGTTTTGAAAGATATTCAATCGCAATGTATTACTTCGTAGATGAACCAAACCAAGATTACTATGAAAGAAAGTGTGTACGATGGCACAATGAACTTCAATCACGTTGATATAGATCTTCCAAAACTCGATAGGGAAACTATTGATGGGGTAAGATATTATAAAGTTCCTGATGATGAAGAACTCCTCCGACTGGTCTCCATTACTTCGGTGACCAGTCATTTTAATAAGGAGATCTTTGTAAAATGGAGAAAGAAAGTCGGTAACGAAGAAGCAGATCGTATTACCAAGGCTGCAACAGGTCGTGGTACAGATATGCATACTCTTACTGAACATTACCTCAAAAATGAAGACCTTCCAAAGGTCAGACCCATTTCAGACTTCCTCTTCAAGATCTCTAAAGAAAAACTAAATCTTATAAATAATATTTACGCACTTGAAGGTTCCCTATATAGTAAGGTATTAGGGATTGCAGGAACTGTTGACTGTATCGCTGAATATGACGGCGAGTTAGCAATAATCGATTTCAAAACATCAAAAAAACCAAAACCCAGAGACTGGATTGAACATTACTTTGTTCAGTGTATGGCATACGGATGTATGCTCTACGAACTTACTGGCATTTCAGTCGAAAAACTTGTAATCATCATGGCTTGTGAAAATGGAGAGTGCGTCGTCTATGAAGAACGAAACAAATCAAAATACATCAAACTGCTCACAGAGTACATTAGAAAGTTTGTTGGAGATAAACTGGAACTCTATGGAACCAAATAAAGAACTAGAACGGGCAATAGAAAACAAGTTTCTGACTCCAACAAAGTTTGCTTTGGAGATAGAAAAGATTGTCGCGCAAGAAAACTTGAACTATATTGACGCCATCTGTCACTATTGCGAAACTAACGAACTTGATGTAGAATCTGTCACGAAGCTCATTTCAAAACCATTGAAAGAGCGTCTGAAGTGGGATGCTATTCGTCTCAACTTCATGAAGAAAACATCGAGAGCGAAACTGCCTTTATGATTGTGACACCCTTTGAAACTTACCAACATTATTTGTCACTCAAAAATCATTTCACAAACCCAAAATATGACTTCTTTCGTTACGGTGCTCGAACACGGGCTACCGTAACGTCTTTTAATAAGAGGAAAGATAAGTATTGGTTTGAAAAAACTTCCCGTAAGTATAACGACAGGGAAGTTGTTGACTTTTTGGTGTCTAACTTTGTATCCGCTGATAACCCCCAAAGTTTATGGATTGGAGAAATTATCAATTCTGGAGAAAGGACCTACGCAGACTGGATGCGAAGGAAACAGAGTTTGACTTACTTGTTCAAAGAACAAAGCAACGAATTGCTATCGAATCACGAATTGGACAGTTTATTCGATTGCACGAAAGGACATCCCCCCATCTTAAAAGCATATTTGGGCGGAAAACTAACACTTGAAAATTTCATCATTTATGATAGAATATTTGAGTTCAGAAAGCGGTTTGACAAGAAACTCACGGACCCAGTGTGGGAAACCGTAAGTTTGAAAATTAAAAAATATTTACCCTTTCTAAATATTGATGTGTTTCAATTTAAAAAGATTCTAAAGGAGATTATTGAAAATGGCACTGGAAAATAAAGAGGTACTGGAGAACCTCACTAAGCAGCGGGAAGAAGCGGTCAAGCAACTTGAGCAACTTCGTGCCACTGTTTTGAAACTTGACGGAGCGATCGACGTTCTGAGTCAAATTGAGGAGGCTAATAACCCCACTGAAGAAGGTGAAGTTGAAACATCTGAAACTGAAGTGGTAGAAGGTTGATGAGTTTTTTCGATTCTGACATCATCCAAGAGGAGTTGAAGGAAATCAATCGCCTTCAAGAATCGATCTATTCTAGCGTATTGTCTTTCGGAATGATGTCAAAGGAAGACAAAATTGAACATGTTGATATGCTAAGTGACTTGCTAGAAAAGCAAAGAGTAATGTATACTAGGTTATCTCTTTCAGACGATCCAAAAGCGATTGAGATGAAAGAGAACCTAGTCAAATCTGTCGCAATGGTGGGGTTTCCAAAAGAAACTGACATCAATGTTTTATTCAATAGTATGAATGCCACAATAGAATCTCTCAAAGACTACATTGACAGTTGAGAGCATCTTCGTTATACTATCCGAGTAAATCCAAAAAATCCAAACATCCGAGGTATCTAAAATGTCTTTTGCTGACCTTAAAAAGCAATCTAAGCTTGGTTCCCTGACTCAAAAACTGGTCAAGGAAGTCGAGAAGATGAACAACACTGGCGGTTCTGGTGACGAACGTGTCTGGAAACTGGAGTGTGACAAGAGTGGTAACGGTTATGCCGTCATCCGCTTCCTGCCCGCACCCAACGGTGAAGACCTGCCATTCGTGAAACTGTACTCCCACGCCTTCCAAGGTCCTGGTGGTTGGTACATTGAGAACTCTCTGACCACTCTGGGTCAGAAAGATCCTGTCTCTGAGTACAACACTCTGCTGTGGAACAACGGCACTGATGCTGGAAAAGATGCAGCACGGAAACAGAAGCGCAAACTGACCTACTACAGCAACATCTATGTTGTGAAGGATCCTGCTAACCCTGCCAACGAAGGTAAGGTTATGCTGTTCAAGTATGGTAAGAAGATCTTTGACAAACTCACTGCTGCTATGCAACCCGAGTTCGAAGATGAGGAAGCAATCGATCCGTTTGACTTCTGGCAGGGTGCCAACTTCAAACTGAAAGCGAAGAACGTTGCTGGTTATCGCAACTATGACTCTTCTGAGTTCGCTGCTCAGTCTGCTCTGCTGGACGACGATGATGCCATGGAGGCTATCTGGAAGAAGCAATACTCACTCGCTGAGATTGTTGCATCTGACCAGTTCAAGGACTACGACGCACTGAAGAAGCGTCTTGACTATGTTCTGGGTAACAAGGGCACTCCTCGTTTCCAAGACCAAGAGTCTGTCCAAGAGGAAGAAGAGTTCCGCGCTGCTAACCGTGGAACCCCTGTTCCACAGTCCATGAAGGAAGAACTGGATGCTCTGTCTAGTAGCAGTGGTGGTTTCAATGACCCTGACATCACCCCATCTTCCAATGATGATGACGACGCACTCTCTTATTTTGCCAAACTGGCTGAGTGAGTCTGATTACTGTGGTGAGGTATTTCTAGTATTCTCTACTCTGATAGTATTTCTATTTACGAACTGAGAAGACTTTTGATACTTCATCGTTCTTCTAAAGTCCTCCAAGAAAATTCCCAAATAGGATGGTCTTAGAAGATAAATCCCTCTTCTTTGATTGTTGAGTTCAGTCTCA